TCAATATCCACAGGGGGTGCAGCGATGAAGGCAATAATAAAACAAGTTGCTGCTGTTAAAAGTACGGGTATCATAAGTACACCGAACCAACCAACATAAATTCTGTTGTTAGTTGATGTTACCCAGTTGCAAAAACTCTCCCAATTTGTTTGTGTATCTTGTAGTGAGATTGCTGCCATTAAAATATGCCGGGTATAATTTGTCCTGTTGTTACATAAGCTCCAAGAGCTGCAACGAATCCAAGCATTGCTGCCCAGCCGTTAAATCTTTCTGCTTCGTTTGTCATAATAGGATTAGTATTTGTAGGGTAGTGAGTAGCGATAACTCTCGCTGGAGTTTCATTAGGGAAAATATTTTGTTTCCCATATTCAGTTGTTACTGTCATAAAAATAAAAAGGTGAATCATCCGGCGGTTACGATACGATTCGAGCCGCCGCTATGATTACATATTTTTTATAGCGTTTTCTGTTGCTTGTTTTCTTTTTTTCAATCTGTCTATTAAAGACTCTTTCTTTTTCTTTTTCTTTTTCTTTTCGTGATCGAGGTAATCCTCACCAGTAGTGTAATGTGATGGCATTACTGTTCAGCTCCTGCATCTTGTGTACCGTTAGCTGTTGTACCAACGAGTTTATTACATTGAGCTACCTGAGCAGCTGTAGTACCAGCATCATTGTATGGTATAAACCAGCGATCACCTGTAGTATTCACTTTATATTTTACCCTCATATCATTGTTTCGTGCTGAGGGATCATAAGCTTTTGACATAATTAAAATTGTAAATTAGATCTTTCAAGTTTATCGTATACATCCTGACGATAAGCAGGATCTCGGTCATACTTAGGATCGTTCATTGCTTGTACAACTTCAGCTTGACTTCTGAATATATCTCCAGATGATTTAGCTGCTTTACCTGTAAGCATTCGTCCTTCATAACCTTCTTGAGCTTCATATTCAGCTCGTAATCCAGCAACTGCTATTTGTATAGAAGTAGAATTACCTCTATCAATTATATCATTAAATGCATCCATCTTAGATTCATCTAAATTTTGAGCTGCCCAACTTGTTAAGTTATTATATTCTGCTTCTCCTCCTGCTGAATTATATACTTGATTCATTTCAGCATCCGTTAAATCTGCAGAGTATCCACCTCCATCAACTTCAGGATTACGATCTCTGATTGCCATGTAAGCTTCTACTAATTCTGAACTAGACATCTCTTTAAAACGTTCCATTGTTTCTTCTGAGATTGCTCCTTCATTTTCAAAATATTCTTCAGATGCTTGAGTGATTAAATTAACACCATCAGCTACTTCTTCAGGATATTCGTCTTCATCTAATGTAGTATCTTCTACTTCATCATCATCTTCATCACGAGATCCTAATTTTTTTTGTAGTTCTATGTATGCATTTTCTAATTCTTCTGCATTTTCAAACTTACCTGCATATAATTCTGCTTCTTCCTGTCCTAGCTTTTCTGCAACCTCTAGAGAATTTTGTTCATCCTCTGTAAACTCGGGAGCATTTGCTGGAGTAGGATCATATGTTAGTTTTTCCGTCATCTTTAAGTCCTTTAGCGGTGGTTACTTTTAGGTTGCCAAGACCAAACGTTGTTACTAGTTCAGGATCTGGTCCTATGTTTGCTCTAGTTGTAAACTTTGTTGGTTTAGCTTTTTCGTTCTCTTCTACAAGAGACTCAGGTTTACTAACCTTCGGGAGGGGTTTCTTCGCCACCTTCTGTGGGCGACTCGCCTTGTGTGTTGCCATTTTGTAATTGATCGTATCCGTCTTGTATCATCTGATTCATTCCGGGGTTTTTACTTGGGTCCATCATAGGAGTACCAGCTAATTGACCAGCTTGCTTCAACAATTCTTGTTGTTGCATCTGTTGCATTTGCTGTTCTTTTTCCATCTGCATGGTTTCAGGTGTCTTAACTAGGTTAAGTACATCTATACCTTGAGCTGCAGCAAGTCGTTTAACGTACTCACCGGGATCAAGATACTTAGCCATAACTTCTGGTCCCATAGTTTGTGCAAGAGTCTGTGCAAAAGCAACAAGAGATTGTTGGTCTTGTCCTCTACCTAGTGCATTTACACCAGCAACTATCTGTGGACGTACCACATCTTTAGGAATCTTTGGAAGCTCCCTGTTGCGTTGTAATATATGCAAGGTTCTGTTGAGGTAAGGTATTAGGAACTCAATCGTGAGCAAGCTGAATAAGCCGCCAAGCTGTTGTTCTAATTCCATTTGCGTGAGGCGTACCTCTTCCGCAGTTGTTCTTTCGCTTTGCCTAACCTGTAGTACGAGAAAGGCTTCACCTATTCTACGTTCTAAAGTTTGCATTTGCTCTGCAGCCGTTCTGAAATCAGCTGTTTTGCCTACCTGTATAACACCAACATCATCAGGTCTACCCTGAACGATTGCTCCGTTACCAGCATCGGCTATTGTTTTTGGTTTTGTTGTCGAGGATGGTGAAACTAAAAAGACAACCTTAGATGCAGCAGCACTTCCTTCTACAAGAGCTTGAGATAATCCTTCAAGGGATCTAATGTCCCCCAGAAATTCTTCAACTCTGCCACGACCGTAATCTTCTCCATCAACCTGATTGAACCTGAGAACGAGCCAAGGACTTGCGTTTTTTGGAGCTGTGCTTCTACTATTAGGTATTATCTTATCAAATGCTTCTTGGTGCCATACCCATCGACCGTTATCATCGAGTCGGACGTAAGTGTACACTTCTACGTCTTGATCATCAGATCCTGTCTTGTGACCATCATCTCCGGGAGAATTTGGTAGTGATTCTGGCAGATCTATACCTAGAATCTTACGACTTATTAGTTCCTTTGTGACTATCTCACATACGTTCCCGTTACCATCTCTGTTTATAACAAAGCGATTAAGGGGATAGTTTTTGAGACCGTCCTTGCCCATAAATATTAATGCATTTCCTGACACAATCAAGTGTTTGAGTGCTTGGTGGACTACGACTCTATCACTAGAGGCATTAATATAATCCATAACCATCCTTTCCATTTTAGCAAAGGATAAATCTAATTCACTTTTTATATCACGTGGAAATTCTTCACCAAGTTTATCATCTCTAACTTGAAACTTAAAGAAACTTGTTTGTGGAGGTATCAATGCAAGCATAAGTTTTGCTGCCAAATTGACAACCGACTTGCTGCCGACTGATTGCCACGGTGTATGTAACTTCCTGTGGGTTGGTTGTGAACTAAGATCTTCTTGTATAAGATAAGGCAACGTTAATCTGGAACACTCAACTGCGGTATCAAGGAACTGTGATCTACCTCTAGTCAGTTGTGTGTATCTATCACGTGCTTTCATTAGTTGTATTTACTTGATTGAGATTTAAGTTTAGCTTTATTTTTAGGAGGATCAAATTCACCTCTGGCTGCTTCCTGTTGATCTCTTGGATTTGCATTAGGTATTATAGTATTGTTCACCATATCTGGTGGTGAAGCTGGTCCGGGTTCTGGGTCCGGAGCTTTTCTAACTGGTGGTGGGTTGTATCCACCGCCTCCGCCTAAACACATAGTACCTCCTTATGGTGTGTTGACACCACCGCTTGGTGTGCTTGGTAAAGAAGCAGGATTAATAGCTCCGAAAGTTTTAACACCTTCTCTAACTTTTTTAATCTCTAAAGCTTTCTTTTTCTTTGTTGATAGTTTATCCTCATCACCTTGTTGATCCTTAATTTTTTCAGGATCTACCATCTCTTGTGGAGGTGCAGCTGCTCTCATTGTAGGAGCAGGTGCTTGTCTTTGAGGAGTTGGGGGTGATTTAGGATTTAAACCTAATAAACTGCCTACGCACATTATTCTTCTTCCTTTATAAGTTGTTTTATATATTCTACCACACTAGCTTGGCCAGCACGGTACATGATGGAGGCTAATTCCTCCTTGGGGTGGACGGGTTGCCATTGAAAATTATCTTCAACTTTCTTTAGCAGTTCCTCCACTCGCTCGTTATGTAATTTAAGAGTATTGAGGGAGATTGACATTTGAGTGCTCGAAAAAAGCTGGCATACGTGCTGATCGTGTCTCAGAAAGTTGAGGTGCTTTGCCCTCATACATTAAACGATCGCTGGTATCCAGCCAAAAATTTTTGTCCAAATATTTATCGGTAGTATTTATACCTAATGGTTGAAATATCCAATTAATAGTTGCTTTCCTAAGCTTGTCCAAGCTATTACTAGGATTAAGACCCAGCTCAGCACATACAAGGCTATTTGTTGCAACGTGGATTTGTTCATCTCTGGATATATCAGCTGATACTGTTCTGAGAGCAGGATCACCAGTAAACCGAAAGAAAGGAAGTAAAACAAAGAATATAGCTCGTTCTGCAACGAGTGCTTTTGTAATAGTATGATCAGGGTGTTCAATCCATGCATCTCTTAACCTCATAGCTTCATATTCATCTTTCATATCAGCTCCATGAGCATCAACGATATAACCTAAAGCAAGGTCATGCCTTTCTTCATCTCTAACATTATCTATTAATAATGCTCGAGCGTTTTCGGGAACGTTCTTTTCAAGACCTTCCTTAATGAATTCACCAACAGGTAACTCCATATGACGTATTGCGAGGCAACGTCGGATGGTTTGTTCCGCTCCATTTTTAAAGACGCCAGCCTTTGGCTTAACAGGCGTCCATTTTCTTTTCCTACTAAGGAGTTTTTCATAGGGATCTAATTTCATTATTCTTGACAATCGCAGTTGATAGGATCATTTAAAATTTCTTTCAAGTAATCATCAACTTCGTTCTGATCAAGAGCAGCATATGCATCTGTCTTATCCTGAGTATCACCCATTACTTGTAAAGAATAGTAAAGGGAGGTCTGAGGAGAAAGCAACCACTCTTCAACGAACGCATTGTCGTAGGTTACAACATCACTCCAAGAGTTAAAGCTGTATCCATGAAGAAGTCCCGTAGCGTCGAATAATTTTACGATACCATTAGTGACACGTTTGTAAACATCCCAACCAACTTCCGAGGCAATTTCGACATTGCCGTATTCAACTTTTTCTACACCAAAAGTACCAGAATCACGGTCTACACTTTTAGCGATGGGTGGTGCTATTTCTGGAGTACAAGTATACCCCTTTATATCTCTACTCTTATAAGAGCAAGATGCTGTAGGTGCAATAGCAAAAGCTCGAGCCATGTTATTGTGACGAGCTATTACTGCTGATCCTTCAATTGCTGCTTGTAATTCTTGAACTATATATAATGCAGGTTCACTACATTCTTTACCTTCTAATGCATTAGCAAAATCTGCATATGTTACATTATTATTAGCTAAGAAATTTGCTAGTCCAAGGCATCCAAGTCCGACTTGGCGATCCGTTTCGGAAGGGAGATATTCGCCTGTATTGCCGACACCTGTTTTGCTATGGAGTTCACACAATTCAGACATACCCACAGCGAAAGCTTTCGGGAGGTCTTCGATCCTGCACCCACCGAGATTAACATGTTGTAAGAGGCAAGTTCCTCGTGAGGGCAGGTAAACCTCGAGGCAGACGTTTCCACGAATTCGTTTAGAGTTTCCATCATATTTTATTTTGTTGAGCCAAATATCTCCTTTGGCAATTCCTTGTAATATTGCTTCTCTTGTTCTAATGTTTGTTTCAAGCCATTTTTTTCTATCGACGTTAACACATCGTTTAATCCATGGGAGTTCTTCTCTGGGCGTTTGCACGAACTCAATAATATCGGGGTGATCAATATCAAGATGGGCAACCACAGCACCATTTTTGAAGTGGCCGCCTCTACGTAATGTTTCATTTAAACTAGAATAAATTTTTGCAAATGATACTGGTCCACTAGCAACTAAGCCTTTACCATTTTCGTGACCTCTAGGTCTAATTTTTGATAAGTGGACTGCTACTCCTGCTCCGTATCGGAGAGCATGAGAGACGAACCTCCAGCTGGCTTCAATACCGTCTGGACCTTCCATTGTGTCCTCGACTACAAATACAGTACATGAAACTGGTAGGCGTGATTCTGGGTTATCCAGCCAAGACTGGACCCGACCAGTACGGGATATAAGTTCTGTTGTCATTAAATTAAAATACCAAACGTGGCAATTGGCTCTCTTGGCCATTTGTCAATTAAATTCATTAAAGAATTACTTAATACAAAGTTTTGTTTTTGTAATGCTAGATATACAGTAATGATATCTTCTTTTCTAACGTCATCCCTCTTTAATTTGTCGGCTATCAGTCTCATTTTTAGATCCTGTTCCGTCGTTAACTTTGTAATTGGAGGAGGGGGACCAAAGTTTAGGTTCTTTTCTTGTGAAGTCATAATCATCAGCAGTTAATATTTTTGCAAGTCTAGCGTTAACTAGAGCATCTTCTTCTGTCATACCTTTTTCTTCAAAGGTTTCCACTACGGCTTTCCAAGTGTATCCTTTTTCTTCAAAGATTTTTTCGGCTCTTTTTACGCCGATTGTAGGTACTCCAGCATATCCATCGGTGTTATCACCTGCCATTGTTTGAAGCAAGTGCCATTTAGCTCCTTGTTCAGGTGTTATTGTGAAAACATCGTCAAAGTTATACAGCTGACCGGGAATCTGTTTCATATCCTTATCTGGAGAAACAATTATATTACCCGGAAATTTTGTGGCGTAAATACCAAGTGCATCATCACCCTCTAATGAAGGCTTCTTGATGACCTTGTACTCTTTTCCAAGAGCATTGATGATACGTTTGTATCCACATGGTTTCTTACGATTTCGATGTCCTTTATATTCTGGCAAGATTTTTTTCCTGAAATTTGTACTGTCAGAAAAGAACAATATAGTAGTTGAGAAATCACCAAGTTTCTTTTCGATCCTTGCTATCTCACGTTTTGCAGCATTGTAAGCATCATTGAAATTACTTGTAACGAGGATAACATCATCGCCAAAGTCTATTTCACTTTCTGCTGCGGCACAAGACTTATATACAATATAGTCTGCGTCTATTAAAATTTTCATAAATTAATGGGTATCTGCCCAAGTTTCTCCATCCTTGGCTTCAGCAGCTATAGGAATCCTCATATTATAATGCTCACCTGCTTCAACAGCAGATAATTCTAATATGGACTTGAGATCTTCTACGTGTTTTGGATCACATTCAAATTGTAATTCGTCGTGGATAAAAGCAAGTTGGTGACAACACAAAGACATATCTTTTATATGTTCGTGTGTTCTGACCATCCATCTTTTGGCGATAACCGCTGCTCCTCCCTGTAAGAGGTAGTTGAGAAACTTGTGCCCTTTGTCCACGCTGATACGACGACCGTCGATGGCGTTTGCGAAATTTCTTTGACTACGTATCTTACAAGCTTGTAACAGCTCTGCAAGACCCGGAATGGCATCAACATAAGCTTTCCTAATCTCTTTGCCTTTTTTCCTAGCTTTATCTTCGGATAATAATGAATCATAACTATGTCCCAATTTAACATCTCCACATCCATATAAGAATGCATAAGTAACGGTTTTAACTTGTCTACGGGTAATTCCAATTTTGTCAGCATTAGTCTGGTGTATATCGCCTGTTGTAAGAATGTTTGCATATCGACCTCCGTCATATCTAGCAAGATAATGAGCAAGCATGCGTAATTCTATACCCGATAAGTCAGCTGCGACCATGCGTTGACCGGGTGTAGCTTTAAATAATCTTCTAAATCGTTCATCAGCTGGAACTTGTCCTAAATTTGGTGTACGATGATGACATCTAAATGTAGCTGTGTTTGTAGCACAATAGTGATGAATCCTAGACTTCGTACATAGCTTCTGCCATGCGTTCACGCCTTCTGATATCATCCCTAACTGCTTCGTCAGATCCAGTAGTGTCAAGAAATTCAGAGCAGTATCCGTCCCAATCTCTTTGAGAACTGTTTCGTCTATGACTGCTTTTCCTGTGGAGGTCAGAGATGAGGGCGTCCAACCACAATGTGTTGTTAAGATCCATGCTATATGATCCCTTGATGATGGGTTAAACTCTTTTAACCGTGTAAATGTACAACCTTCGACATACCCTTGGCTTTTATTATTTCTTTTAGGAGTAAATTCCTTTCCTGCAACGTAAGGGTACCTGTTTTGAAGTATTTGAGTAATCTTTTCATACTCAGTTCTGAGAGTAGATTCAAGTTTCCGTGCAGCTTCTTCATCAAAATACCATCCATGGATCTCCTGTTGTGTAAGTATTTGAGCAACCTGATGTTCTAATTTGACCCAATCAGGTAACGGTGGAAATGATTGCATAGTTTTTTAGTAACAGCAACGTCTTGTACGCAGTAGTCTTCCATCTCTTGACTCCATGTAGACCAATCAGTTTCTTTACCAAAGTTTCCTTTGTATTCTCCTAATCGGTATCCATAAGATTCGAGTGAATGTCTACCATATAATTGTAATGGCATATGTTTCCAATTTCTTCTTTTATCTATCTCCATCATATTAGGATGATATAAACGAGATAAGATAAGTGTATCAATAAGTTCTCCTTGAGGTTCAAACCATGGATACATTTTTTTTATTATAGGTATGTCAAATCCTACAATATTATGTCCAATAACCCTGTCAGCTAATTCAATATATTGAACACCTCTAATAATTGGTTGTTCAGAACCTGTATCATTAAAACGTTCAGTAATTCCTGTTTCAAGATCATGGATAACAAGACAATGAATTGTACTTGTATTCTTAAGTAGACCGTTTGTTTCTAGGTCTATTATTAGTGTTGTCCCAGCTAAAGGTTTTGTCTTTAAATTTTGCTCGGTGGATTGCATCTGTTGTAGGTGGGTTAGGTCGTTTCAACTCAGAAGTCTGTGCTTGGGTCGAAAACTGGTGTTTGCGTAGTTTCATGTTCACTAAACCTCGATGTAGATAAATTGTATTTTATTTTACCGACGAATCCAGTTTCTCCTGAATAACGGTTTTTAATAATTCTAAGAGTGGTAATATCTTTGTCAGTTTCTGCCTGTTGATCTCGTTCCAAAGCGATGACTGAATCGCTAAGTTGAGCAATACTATGAGATCCTCGGAGTTGGCTGAGGGAAACTTTTCCTCCCTCTTCGTGCGAAGTCCTATCATTGTTACTTCTCCTTAAATGAGATACTAGAAATAATGTTATGCCAGTACGTTCAACCAATGACCTTAATTTAGTCATTGTAGTATCAATCATACGACGTTCATCACCATCTAAACCAGACAGTAATATACTAAGGTGATCTAAGAATACAATACGACACTCCAATCCACAGGCAAGGTATTCGATCCTACTGTAAATTGTGTCAGGATCATACGAACCAAAACCATCAAACAAGAATAAATTCCAATGTTCCATAGTAGAGCTAAAAGCGTCTGCCAACTCTGTTTGTTCATGATCTCCTATATGTAATGATTTACCTAATGCACATGACATTAGACCTAAAGCACTTCGTCTGTTAGATTCCTCTAAAGCTAAGTAACCTACTTTTTCTCCTTTATTTAATAGTTCTGCAGCAATTTGACGACAGAAACTTGATTTTCCAATACCTGAACCACTTGTTATTGTGATCAATTCTTGATATCTAATTCCATGTAACTTTTCATTAAGTCCTTGAAATGGATATTCATGATCTGCAGGTGGTGTAGGTGTAGTAACTAATTCTAATAAAGATTTTCCTTCAACGATTCCGTCTGGTCGGTATGGTTTGGCATCCCATATAGCTTTTCTAATAGCGTCAGAGTCGTTGGCTTGCAAGGCTTCTGAAGGATCTTTGTATGCTTCAAGTCGAGCAATCTTAGTTCTTCCTGCTGGTAATACTGAAGCTGCTTCGCTTGATGCTTTAATTCCAGCCTCATCATTATCAAAAAACAGTATAATTTCTTCATAACCTTGAAATAATGGAATTTGTTTTTGAATATCTTTCTTAGCACTAGCAGCTCCATGAGGTAGTGAAACCATCGGCCATGATGGCATGGCTTCATAACATGAGGCGGCGTCTAGTTCACCCTCAGTAACAACAATACGTTTACCAGTAGTAGGGAAACGATGCTGACCGAAAAGGGTATTAGTGGAAATTCCTTCATAGCGAAAATCTTTTTTCTTAGTTTTTGTTTTAATACCTTTTAATATTCCCGATTCATCATAGTATGGAAACTTTAATTCCTTACCATCCACATAAATTTGGTAAAATTTGTTGGTTTTTTCGGAAATATTGCGTTTTTGCAGCCGTTCGGCTGATCCTGTAAGGTATACAGCTCCTTGCATTTTGTTATTGTGAATTGGTTTGTCTCCATCTGTGATATTATGACAGACAAAGCAGTAAGTGTGACCATCGGTATACAAGGAATTTGCATCCGATGATCCACAATTGTCGCAAGGCATGTGCCTAACGAACTCATTTTCGGTCATGTTAACCATTCAATTGGTATATCATGGTAAGCTGTCCATGGAATGTCATGTTTTTCACACCACATTGCATAGGTAGTCTTACTCTTTTTATTTATTTTATTATATGGTGCTTGGAATACCATACGTAAATCCAAGTCAGGGTTATCTTTTTTAACAGCCAGTATCTTCCGGCGATCGGCAGGTGCCCAATAACCTTTAGCTTCCAAGTAAACATGGTTTGCTAATATAAAGTCTGGGCAATAGTGATGTTGAATTGTATAAGCAACCTTTTCAGACTCGTATTCATAGGATACTCCAAGTGTTGAAAAGAGAGTAGCGAGTCTCTCTTCTAACTTGGATTTAAATTTAAAAGTCTTCGTCGTCATCTTCAACAGAACTTGGTGTGGTATCTGGAATTATATTTGGGTCAGCCGCCTTATATCCAGAAGACTTACCAAACAACTCAGCTACTGCATCAGCATCTAAGTCACCTGTATCTACACCAGCCTCACCTTTTACAGAGACAACCTGTACACCAACCAGCTTAAGAGAGCTACCATAGGTAACCCCATCCCTAAGAATATATGGCTTTTGATAAAAACCCAGCTTAACAGTAGATCCTGCATATAATGGAATGTTGGTATCGGTTAGTTGTGTTCCCTCTGTATCTACTACAGGAGGACGATTATCTTCGTTCCAAGAGAACTTAATTTTATACTTATCCTTAGAAACTTCTTCCCATGGCTCAGGTTTGAGCGTGGAACGTTTCGGATTTTTGAGCTTAGACTCTGCCCATTTAAGGACTTCAGATCGCTCATTTTCTAATTTGTCAACAACATTAGTGTCAACTACAGCCGAGAGTGAATAACCAAATTTACTAGGTGCTAGTATTGCTTGGAATCCCTCAAGTGTTACAGGGTTTTCAGTTTTGTGAATTGTTCTTGCCATTAGCAGAAAAAATAAGTGGAATCAATCACGGATTTCGGTTCAAGATCTCCTATGATCGGTGGTTCAGTCTCCGCCTCAATTTGTTGAGCGAAGGTTGTTAAGTAATCATTATCAGCAAAGAGATGCATATATGTTTCCCTGACTATAGTAGACAGTAAAGACATATCAGTAGCTCTACATAATACTGAATCATGTATTAATGCGATGGGTTCGTTAAATCGTTTAACACTTAAGTGTAGTAATGAAGCATCAAGGGAATGGATAAGGTTAGGTGCAGTTGCTGCTTTATGCCTATTCCTATCTACTTCGTCCTTATCTCCTGTAGCTACTCTTAATTGACAACGACCTAAGAGTTTTAACTCTATAGTCTCCATCTTCTTTTTCATTAAACGTTGAACTACTACAAATCCAGATGGTGTTATCCATTCTAATTTTGTAGATCCTCGTTTAATAGCTTTAGATACCTCGTCTTCAATCCATTTCATAACGGACATTGGTCCGGGAACTACCTGAGACATTGCGTCCCTGACAGCTCTGACTGTGATTGTAAGGTCATCTTTGTCAACTTCTATACCTTTTTCTTTAAGTGCCTCCCTGATGTAAGCTCGGTTACTGAACGCCTTAGCATTGTAAGGTATTGTCATAACGGTTCTTTTCACGGATTTCCTATCCCAAACTTGCCATAAGACCTCAGGTATATTAGGCATAGATTTCTCAGCTATTACAGCATAAGCGTCTTGTGGTCTATCAGAAGGCAACACATTGACGAGTTGTGCTGTCGACTTGTCCCTAGCTAAACCTGCTAGAATCTGTAGACCACTACATGTAGCATCTGTAGCTACACATAGACCAGTAGTTAATCTATCTTTTTTTATAACACAATGATAATACTCTTCGCAAGCTGCTAAGAACTGCCAAGGTTCTTCAGCTCCTTCCCAATCTCCTATGTTATCTACAGGATCTTCGGCGACACGAGTTATTGTGAATAGGTTATCTTTAACCCATTGCTGTCTTTCATTCCATGTATGTTTATCTAGACCATAAGAAGTAGCTACTTGAAAAGCTAACCACTTATAAGACTCAGGTGTAACTTCAGCTTCATCCGCAAACTTAATTAAACTTTTTCCAAAGTCAGTATCTTGCGGTGTAAGGAATGCAGGTATAGGATATGCTCTACCTCTGTAATCAAAAGACCAAGGTATATAGAATCTATCTCTATCCTTAAACTTAGCTACAGCTTCCATTGTCATACGAGTACGACACGACCTTCTTGTCTCCTGAGCTTGTCTATTCAATACCTCAGCAGTCTTTCTTCTATAGTTCTTCCGAGACTCCTTGTTCTCAGCTATATCAAAAGGTTTAGGTGGTAGATCATAATGAATGATAGGGAGGAATTTCCCAACACTAATTTCTTTTTCTTGTAAGAACTCAGCAGTACTTACTATAAAGGGATTTAGTTTATATCCGACCTTCTGTATTTTATTTAGAAAGTCTAGTGGTGTTTCTCCCTGTATACGTAAGGGATCGCCTCTTCTAACTAAATCATGACCACACATAACTTCATTTAGAATGTAACCTCCTTGTTCTTCATTACTCCAATCCCTTGGTATCACTAGCATTGGCCAAGCTAATGGTGAGAATAGTTCAGCAGTTGCCATAACTTCGTCCTTGATGTCCAAAAACTCAGCAGTTGGTAACACATATGTAACAGTTTTATGTCCTTCTCTTATCTTCTCCTGAGAAAACCAACCACTTGACTCCATGATACAGTCAAGCAACCAACCTCCTAGTTTCACACGAATTGATCTACCCCATGGCGTCCATACAGGTACTTTGTAACGATTCATCAAAGTCTTGATTACCACTAGCTTTTGTTGTGTACCAATAGACTTGTGCCAATAGTTTTTCTTTAGTGTAGTCAAGAGAGCTGGTACTTTCTCCTCATAGTGTCTCATCTGACACTCATCTTCAATAGCATGACCAATAGAGTCACATACATTAACAGCGAAGTTACTACCTTCTTTAAAGCTAAATACCTTATCGAATGTAATTTTACATGCTATAGCAGCAGCAGCTAAAGGTTCAAGTCCAATAAGATACTTCTGTATCTCCTTGAATGCTACACCTGTTTTACCTTCTTTAATTCTATTAGTAGTTTTATTTATTCTAGCTACTAATAAAGGTAACAAAGTATCAATAGATGTAATCCCATAAACTGAAGCTGAAGCATAGCTTTTATCCTCAAGTTTAAATGTATTATCGTTGAGACGTTTGAGACCCTGACTTATTTGAGATCTCTCTAATTCAACTTGTTCATTTATTAGAGACTCTGGAATAGGTGACATCATGTAGTTCTTCGTTGACTTGATCAGTTAATAGTTTCTTTAGTTCGTTGTAATTAGGATTAGTATCCTTTTCTAATTCTATCATATCTAGTGCTTGACTAGCATACGAATATACGTCCTTGAATGAGTTTTTCATGGTTCTCCTATAAATTGGTGGCATCAATGTGTGCAACTTGAGAATGAGTACATATAACAAGTTCACTATCTCCTTGATTTAAGATTTTATGTGTACGACGTTTAGCCGCTGACATTTGTTGATAAGTATATTCACTTACCTTATTTGTTTTAAGGTTACGTTCTCTAAGAACACATACTACACCTTCTGGTAGTTCATAACCTCCAAGTTTCCAGTCCATTAGATCTTCAAAGTCAATAGACTCAAAGTATTCGGCAGGTACAGCTTTAACTTGTTTCCATTTATTTGGGTAGTACTTTCGTTTAGACATCGCAAATAGGTGTAATGTTTGTAAGGTAATCATCCATAAGACATGCTTCATCGTGAGCATCCCATGCAGCTTCTTCAGGATCTAGAGAGCTATTCATAATGAAATCCCTTCCACTCCTGAGTGTAACGTGGTATTTTACTTTGTGTGGATCGAGAAGTGGTTGAGTCTTCATGCGTCCCTGCCTCCTTGTTATTGTGAAAGTTATTGTGAAAAAATACGAGCTAGAAATTGTTTAGTTCGCTTCTTTGCAGCTCGTATAATCTGTGGTTTCTTTTTGTATTTGGGCAGCTTCTTGCTGTGGTGCTGCCAATTTGGTGTTGTTGCCATTGTTCCAATGTCGAATTACTCCACTAATAATAAAACAATTAGTGATAAGATAAGAAAGAAAGATAAGAGATCGAACCATAACAACTTGGTTGTCAACGTCCTTAGTTTTCTCATCTGAAAATGAGCCAAGTGCATACTTCCATACCTTAATTATGTGGATCATACACCCTTAAGATATAGATGATGTAAAGAATAACAGGAATTAAAAAGAAATATACTATCATTGTAATGCATAGTCAAGACATTTAATAATGTCCTCTCTACTTGGCATAAAGCCAGTATTGAGTTGTTTAAAGTCCATTAAATTTGTGTATAGAGAATAGGTTAAATTTTCAATTTGCTCATCGTTTAATTTTGGAGTGTTAATGTGTTTCATGGCCATACCTCCTCTTTGCCTAGTGGGTTGCCTGCGGGATCACATCCAATAAAAAGATCATTGTTCTCTTCTTCTTCTAAGCAATGGTCAATCAGCTCAAACTCCATGTTATTACAGAAGTTCTTCGCATAGTTTTCTGCATCCTTGTAGTCAAAGACTATTTCTCCATCAACATCTAGTTTGATGAGTAGATAAAGTGACTTCATGTTCTTTTTGTAGTTATCGTAAGCAATTAGCTCGTTAACTTCTTCGTTTAGTTTAGTGTCGTTCATTCTGATTCAATGTCAGCTAAGGTGGATTGTTGAATTAAAGCAAGTGTGTCCATGATGGCATCTTCAAACTCTTCAGAGTGTGGTTCATCTAATCCGATGTTTGTAAGTGAATCAAAGTATTCATAAATTGTCATTGTGAAATAGCTCCAATAATTCGTTAATTTCTTCCTCATCTAAGGAATGTTTCTTTTTCTTTACATAGTAAAGTGCATCCATGACTAGGATTTCAAGGTTACGTTTTTGAATGTCAGTTAAACTAAGATAGTTCTGTTCATATTCTATAACCTTTACATTATCTGTAGTTATAGTGTTAGTCATTGAGAATACTTAACCTCCGTTTGCGTATGTGTTGTTGTTGTTTGAGTCCTTGCAGTCGTGCTGCTCGATATATGCGAAATAGTAGTTGGCTGCTCATGTAATTTCCTCAGTTTCCGTCCAAGATTCTCCTTCATTACTAAGAAGGTTGCCAGAATACTGGTTTGCTTTTACATAAGCAAGTGCTTGTTCTTCATTATCAGATTCAACAAAGTAAGTTGCTGATTGATAAAGAGTTACTCGTACATTCATGTGCGTCCTTGTAGTAATGTGGTTGCGTCCTTGCGGTTATTGTGAACTTCTTATTGTGAAGTTATTGTGATTATTATTGTGAATAGTATAATTTGATACAAGAGAGAGGTGTAAAATGTTACACCATCTCTAGAGCTGGCAATGTGCTAATTGCTACAGCATCTTGTTCAAAGAATTCCTTATAAAGGTTAGCTGCTTTTGTTACTAAGTCTTTATACTCAGTACAAATAGATACAACTTTTGTTGCTTCTCGCTCTCCTTTCCAATTGCCGACGGCATCAGATATTGTGTAACCGTCAAACATTGTATCAAGGACTTCATGAGTATAGGCGTTAAACTGTTCAGTAGTAATGATCTCATTATCTGGACGAGTTAAACCTAAATACATTTGATAGGTGTTCATTAGATAAAGTGTGGTAAGTTAACGTCGGAGTGTGTTTTCTTTGGTTGTGGTATTACACGCCAATCTTCAATAGCTCTGTTGCTACTAAATAGGTTACGATTACACCAGAAACCAAGTGAAACTGAGGGATTAAATAATATATTAGCAATAGCACGTTTTGAAACGTATCTATAACCATATACTGAACCATCCTCAAAATAGGCGACAGCTTTTCCGTTTGCCATATCTACTTTAACATCCTTTAAGAATGTAGATGATCTTTTTGGAACGGAAACATACATGTTAAACATAATAAAAAATTGAGTGAATGTTAT